NAGGTCAGCAGTGATGCCGTCTCCTCCCTGAAGCCCCCTGAGCTGAGGGCGTTCACAAGGGCGTCGTCCCTTATGTGGGCGTTCTTTGTCATGTCTCTCAGTTCGTCCTGTGTGGGACACTTGTACTCTTTGACCTTGACGTATCGGACCTTGCTGTATCCGCTCTTTTTGGCTATGTCGAGATAGTTCGCTGCGTAGAAGGAGTGGATTGCGGCGACATCCACCATCTTCCTGCTCTCGCTCATCTCCGAGGCGACTGCGAATCTATCGAGCAGCCTCTCTGCGTTGAGCCCACCCTCCGCCTTCAGGTCGAGGAATTCTTGGGGCGTTAGTTTTGCCCACCGCATGTATCGGGTCATTGCCCGTGCGTAGCTGAGCTTGGTCTTGTCGCTCTTTCCCGTCAACCAAATGCTGATGAGCTCGTCTGTCTCAATCAGCCGTCTGGCTTCCTCTTTGCTTACGGTCCACATCTCTCTGTGTCTCTCTCTGTTTCCGTCCAATATATACTTTATCCTATCCCTACCCATGAAATAAAATCCTTTATGTCTTCGTCAGGCTTAGGATAAACTATTATCAGATATTAATATATCGACGAAAGAATTTTCTCGGAAATAATTGGACTTGTATAGAAGGCATACGGTTTTACCGCAGATTAGAGAAACTATTTTTTCTTAGGTTCTGGCGTCGGAGGCCGTGGAGTATTTGAAAGATGGGCTACACGACAATATCCTTTTTTCTTTCCCTTCCTTCCAAAGAGTGCCGTAAGGAATATTAAACACAGAAGCAGAAACACAGGCCAACTCATTGATTCACTCATCCCTCATCCCGCCCCCGTTCCTTTGGTTGCATAGATTTGGGGATTGGTGCGTTTGTTATTTTATGGATTCTTATAAATGGACTTCCTTCCTTACGTTCCCATTTATGTTGTTCCCATAGACACCATATCGCATACAAAACCATGAGGGCAAGTGAACCGAACCCCCATAGAGCCCACGCCCAAGCCCAGAAGCCAGTTATAATCGTCCCTCATCCCGCCCACTTTTTCTGCTTAAAGGCGACATCGATAAGATGTGTAAGTAAAGACGCTTTATGATCTCGCTCAAGATAAATTCTTGTTTCTTCATGAATTTTAATATAGTCTTTGGGTTTGTAACCATGACGAACAGTTACAATGACAAACTCTTCATTGTCATCTTCGATCTTGACCGAAACGCCTCTCTTTTTAGTAATGCCGCTCATCCCTCATCCCGCCCCCGACAATGCCTTTCTGGATAAAAGATTTCTTTTAGACGTGCGGGATTAACTAGCTTAGCAATGATTGTATCGACATAATGATACTTCCTTCGTTTATTCATTTTCGCATCCTTTTTATACCTGCTAGTCTGTACAAAATAAATTCATTGAAAAGATAATATGGTTTCAGAACACCGAGCTTCCATAGAACTCTCAATACAGCCCACCAGAAGTTGCTAATTCCAATCTCATTCATCCCTCATCCCGCCCCTTCAAAGCAAATTCAAATATCTCTTCATCGTTGGCCAATCCTTCCCTGCACTTCGTACACGCCGCATCCCAATCGAGGCAAATGTATCGCCCCTGAGCGGGCCTGAGCCAGCCCTCCTTGTTTCGGTAGTCGTCGCCCGTGTGGGGGCAGGTGTGTTCGCTCATTCTCTTTTCACTTCGACAATTTTTATCTTATGGCTATATTGGGCCATGCCTCGATCATGATGACTGAAGACGGGCTCTCCTTTGAGAATAACATAACTATTATCACATGAAACTTTAATCAGCTTGGCCGTGCCAGAACTTATGGGCTTCCAGCAATTCTCTGGGTCCTTCCAATATTCATGCTCGGTTGCTTGTTCGATCTTCATTCCAAATCCTCCTTCTTGACGCCGAGGATCTTCCCGAGCCTCACTTTTTCCTCGGGCAACCCTCGTTCCATGATTATCTCGGCATTTCCGCTTGGGAAGGCGAAGACATTGCCGTCCTTAACCTTGATGAACATGAGATATGTGTGGCCGTCGTCCTCAAGCTCGAATCGTTCGCTCATTCTCACCACGTTAAGAGCATGATGATGAAGAGAACAAGCCCAAGCACGATGAAAGGCCAATTTATCGATGGATTCCTTTCGTATGGCAGCCTAATGGGTTCGGGAGGTCGTATTGCCTTGGGTTTCAATTCCGCTTGATATTCCTCCGAGTATATATGCTCCTTGTCGCCTCGGCACTCGTAGAAGAACTGGCCCGCCTTCATCTTTTTTAGTTCCTCCACCCTCTCTTCGAGATAGCCTTTGAGATACTTGATGTCGTTGGGTTCACACGTGTATCCGAAGTATCTCTGTCCGCAGAGCTTCACGATGTACTTATCCACCTGGCTGGCAAAGGGCGTGACGAGGCAGAACTTGATGTTGTAGTTCCTTCCGACGCTGACGACCCTCACGAGCTCCTGGAAGCCCTTCGCCCGTAGAGCTCCTTGGGGGAGGTAGAGCTGTGCCTCCTCGAAGACGAGCCAGGTGGGTGGGTCTTCCTCCGAGAGGGCTCTGTTCATGAAGAGCATCCTGCAGAAGTTCTCGATGAATTCCTGCTGGTCGAGAATCGTCATCATGCTGATGTCGAATATCGTGCTTTCAGAGGGCAGCCAGGTTGAATTGGTACTGCGTATCGTACTCACGTTTGGTACGTTGCTCTGTTTCTGCCAGGCCTGGGCTGGATCGAACACGTAGACGAGGACGCCTTCTTTCATCATCTCTTCGGCGAACCGCATGGCGAGGTCGGACTTGCCCGAGCCTGTCATGCCACAGACGAAAGTGCCGCTTTTCATGGCTTCCTTGGTGTCGAATTTCATATTATGTCACCATAGAAGCTGCGAGCGCAATCTTGGCACTTCATGCGTTGACGGCGAGTAACGTTACTTTTGTTCCAAACTATGTTAAAGCCCCATTTTATAACTCGCTCTGAATTACATCTTGGACAGTTCATGTGTGTCTGTATGTGTGTGTGCGTCTATTTTAACCTTTCCTTCGATTTGAAGCTCTATGATCGTGCCACATTCGGGGCATTTTATATAGATCTTCTCGTCAATGATGGGAATCATGTCGAGAGATCGGGACATTTTTCTTTATTTAAAGAAAACGCATGGATTTAAACATGAGAGGTCTGTGAAACTTTATCTCCGATATAGAGGAAGGCTCTGCATTTAATGCAACTTATTATGTACTTTCTACCCTTCTCGAAATTGATGTTGCTGCCGCTCTTGATGGCCAGCTCGTCGCCGACCTTGACTATCTCGTGTTCTGTGCTGCATCGTTCGCAAACGACTGTTCCTAGCGATTCCATGTTATCGCTTCTCTATGTCTCTCCCTATATTTATGTGTGTCGCGATCCTTCGAAACGATACGATCTTTCGAAACATAGGTTTTAATAATTATAATGTTCTAATCAATCAGCATGAGCGTCCTGTGGATAGGCGAAGACATCAGAAAGGAACTGCGGAAGTTCGTATTAGATGAACTCGGTTTGTCGGGTACGAAGATCGAGTCTGAGGTGGCTCGTCGGGCCATTCTGTTTGCAGTTCGGCGTCGTAAGGATGAATTCAGGAAGGCCTGGAGGGATGGGAAACTTGAATAGGTCTTTCGATGCCAAGGAGATAGTTAACAAGCCAGAGATTGTCGATGAGATCGAGGGAGATTATCTGATAATTACGGATACCTCTCTGAAGAGCGCCTCGTTCAACAACCTGAACAAGGCTATAAACATACTCTCAAAAAAAGGTTGGAAATGTGTGAACATCACGTCCGCCCTCATGCCTGGCGGATTCACGGGCGTCAGGGCCGACTGCTACGTATTAATGGAACGTCTTTCTTAGCCTGAAACGCAGTCACCGATATTCCTTCTTTATCTGATACGACACGACGCTGTTGAACAGTGTGTTTATTGTGAATCCTATGGATATGTAGCTGAAGGCGTGCATCGGTTCCCAATAATTGGGAAGCTGTTGAGACGAGAACGTTATGAGGGCGAAAATGAAGGTGATTATTATTGAGACGATCATGGACGCTATGTAGCGGCGGTCCCACTCTAACTCGCCCGCTTCGAGCCATTTCCAGAGATAGCCCCATAAAGTCCGCAGGACTGCTCCCGAGGCGAAGCAAACGAAGAGGATAAGGATCTGATTTTCCGTTAACAACCCATCACCTCCTTTTACGCTATTCCTATCCTGCTGTCGGGTTGTTCTTCTTTGTCTGTCAGCTTTCTTAGCATATCTTGTATGTATTGAGCCGCTTCCACAGACGAAGATATGACAATGATGCTGCCGCTATCGGATTTAATTTCTGAACCATACTCTGGGCTTATCGGGCATCGAGGCGAGTCGCATTTATTGCAGTTTCCTTTGGCCAGATTGTAATAGGCGTGCAGGAGCCTAGTGGATATGAGGTTTATCACTTCACGTGTGTGATTGATCATGTGGTTGAGGCCCTTGTGTTGTTCCTCTCCTCGTTTAGCCGCACCGTTGGCCATCGCCCAGACGAGTTCGACCATCATATCATAGAGGTGCATATCCTCGGCTATGATGATCCCTCTTGTGACCTTGGCCATATTTTCCTTAGTTAGTTTCATGCCCTTATCACGAGTAACGTCCGTGGACTTCTTGCCTCCTTTACTTTTTTCATCCATCCGTCCCATTCAGCCGTCCCCTCCTTTGGGGCGCACTTTGAGAACATCTTGAACTGAACGCAATCCTCATGCCTTTCCGTCTCGCATATCTTCTTGACATAGGGTGCGAACGCCTCCTTCAGGTGGTTCGGGATCGTGCAGACTCGCTTGAACTTACAATCACCCATTTTCCTTCCTTCTTCTCCTGTTCCTCTCCGCAATCGATGCAGACGCGCCTTGTCGATTCAAGGTCGCCATAGTAGCGCCAATCGTGGCCCGACAATGAGTGGCGAATTTTTCGAAGCATTTTTATGCCTCCTTCTTTTTCTTGAATCGCTCCCTAAGGGCATCAAAGAACCCCCGTGGCTTCTCTGTTGGTCTGAGGGCCTTCTCGTAGATCATCTTCTGACCTTCGAGAAGCATGTTTAATATCGTATGGACTTCCTTCAGGTTCTCATTCAGAACGTAGGCTTTGATCTTGCGCCCGCAATGTGCGCAGGTCAGTTCCACGGGAAGGAACATTGGAAGCTCCTTGATGCGCACCTTCCAGGCGACCCTCACCTTGAAGAGGTCGCGTTTGCAGGCTGGGTTGGGGCATTGCATCAGCTTTCGCTCCCCTTCGTGGCCCTTGCGGAGAGCGCACGCTGCAGCCTGTCATACATCTCGGTCATTTTCATCCACGAAGCAGGATAGGAGTCGGCGCTCCTGAGAATCTCTTTGTTCTCGGGATCGACGAGTTGTATCCGAATGATCCTGATATCGCTCATTTCTTCACCTTCTCAAGAAGATTTATGAGATCTATGAGCGAGCCTGCATACGCCTCCTTCCATGTGGGGGACTTCTTCAGTTCCTTGGCGATTTTGGCTCCTTTGTAAAAGTCATAGTTGAGAAAGATCTCGGAGCTCCCCCTGAGCCAGCCGATGATGACGTGGCGGTTCATGGCTCGGCCTCCTTTGGCTGCATGACTTTGGGGATTGGTGCGTCTGTTATTTTATGGACTCTTATGAGTGGACTTTTATCTAACAATTTTTTGATTGTTTCGAGCTTCTTCCTCTTTTCTTGATTGCCTTTATTCAAAGCATTAAATTGCATTAGAATTGTTTCGACGGATGTATTCTTTCCCCACTTTAGACAATTGCAAAGTGTATTCCATTTCTCAACCTTCTTAAATTGTTCTTTTATGAATGCCTGCGGGTCTTTGACATCTCGATAGCCTAAATTCCAAAGTAGCTCGCCGACGGCCTGCCTGTAATCTATGTCTCCTCCCTCCCTGGCAATACAGGCACGATGGTACATTTTCCGTTCGGGTGAAGTGGTGGAATATGAATCTCGTCTTCTATCGGGAATTCCTGCCCGTGGAGCTCCATGCAGCCGCCCTCCACGATTGTCCCGTCGGGCAGCTCCTTCGGGTCCGTGCAGGCCGTGGCGTGGGCGAGCCATCGGTACTTTGTGATTCCGAACGCCTTGTAACGCCCATGTGCCGCCTGGTTGAACGTGCGCATCATGCTCGTTCTTGCGATGAGGCGGATGCGATGCTCGTCCTTCCCTGCCTCCTTGAGTTCATCTAGGGCGAGCTTGACCTGAGCGTCCCGAATTTGCTCGTCCAAAGGCAAAAATCCTGTGAAGACCTGATATTTTGGACTTAGACGATTTATTTGGAAGCCTGCAAATTCTATGGCCCGCCTCACCGTCGTATCGAAGCGCCATTCGACGAGATTCTCGACCGTCTCGGCGATCATGAACTCGGCCATATTGAGCGCCCAGAATAACTCTTGTTCAAAGGAATCGAGAGCCCATCGCATGCGGGCGGGGTCCTCTTCTAACGGCTTTTCCGCCATTCTTCGTACACTTTCCTGAAGAACTCGGCTGTCTGCTCCTCATCCGCCATCTCGCCGAGGGTTTTTAGGAGCGTCTGTGCAGCCTTGACGCTTGGTATGCCAGCCATCAATTGGAACTGCGTGGCATCGATGGCTCCGTAGAAGTACGATTGTGCTAGGTTCGCTAGTGCTGCTGTGTTGAGCTCGCCCCAGGGTAGCGAATCTCGTCCATCCCTCATTCTCAACTCGTTGACGGTCTGTAATCCAGTCTTGAGCGTCGTCTCGTCCATCTCAAGCCTCTGCATCTCAGCGATTGGGTCGTAAAGGTCGAAGTGGAAATTTGAGTCGAACTGTTGGGCTATCCCCGTGTTGATGTGGTGCTCCATGAGCATGAGTAGCGGCCACAGCCCCTTCTGCGTGTAGAGCTGCCTCTGCGTCTGTGCCTCTCCCTTGAGCTCCGTTTCTAGGCCGAGGACGACCCTCGTGAGTCCGAAGACATTTATCACGAGATTAGTGAACCACTGCTGTGTCTCTAGGAACTGCATGTCTCTGTCTGTGAAGCTGAATGGAATCCAGAAGGGCTTTCGCCCGACTATGACGACCTTGTGCTCGCGACCCATTACATCCTTGTCTACGTATTCTTTGAACCGCTCCCATTCTGTTCCTGTCATGCCCTCGAAACCGAGGATGCCGTGTGGTATCCGTGACTTGCGGAGGATTAGCTCCCTTGACATGACGCCCTGCATGAGATTAGCGACTTCGAGATGGACGGCATAGACATTGCTCTGACCGTAGGGCGAGTCGGTTCGTGGATGTTGCGTGATATATATTATCTCTTTGGCTTCGAAGGGAATGGGCTCTACGTAGGTATACTGCCAGTAGGCGACCTTCGTGCGTCCTCTTTTGCGCCTCGGGCTGACCTTGTACTCAACCTCGGGATATGTGACCGATATTCCATCCGCAGTCTCTCGATATACCGTGTCCCGCCACACGCCGAGCCTGCCATGCTTGTCTATCTCCTTGAAGAATGTCGCTCCGTCTCGGGCGTAGATCTCCTTCATGATGTTGCTCTGCGCCCCCCTTCCGAATGCCTTCTCCATGACGCCTGCGTCGAGCTCAAGAACGTCCTGGACAATCTGGCCGATGACGCTCATGAATGGCTCTTCGTTCGAGTTTGGTTGCTTGAGAAACTGTCTGAACTTGTCCTCTTGGCCGCCTTCAATCCTGAACGGCGTGCTCATCACGTCGCTTTGCAGCCGCTTCACGCAGGATCTGACGACGCTGCATGTGGCGAGCTTGCGGGTCTCGATGGGGTTGAAGATCGTGCCCTCTCGGGTGATTCGGAGCTGTCCGTACATTGGGTTGGCGACGTAGCTTGGGATGAGGCCCTTAACGACTGATGCTTGTGCGGTTTCCTCGGTGGGAAATCGCTCCTTCCAGTACATATCGACCTCGCTGAACTTGCCCTGAATCACGAGTGGCTCCCGTGTATAACCAAAGCGCTTCAAGAAATTTTCGAGCATTTTATCCCTCCTTGGGCAGTGGAACCATGATCCCAATTTCGAGCAAGTATTCCCTCATTCCTCGTTCGATGAATGCGCTGCGACTCAAGAGACTCTTGTTTTCCTTTATTGCCTTTAGAAGTTCCAAAGAAAGTGAAACAGTCACTTCCCTTTTCTTTCGTACCATAGCTAACAGAAACTAACAGATTAGGATTATTTAAATATTATGTTCCTTAGGTTCTAAGTTGGATATGCCGAAACACAGCGATTTTCAGGAAATCTACGATGCGATGAAGGAGCAATACGGCGACAGAGTTGATGAAGTCTATAATTCCTGGCTAAACAAACACGGCTACGACGACACGAAATCCTTGGCGACCCAGAAGAGCATTGTTAGACACATAGAGTTTGACAAACTCTTCATTGAACTCTTCCGCCGTCTGAGGGCGGCGGCCATTGGGTTCTATGAGAACTGGCTGCAGGAGCAGGGACTGGATGAGACTTTTGCTATCAGCCTACAGAAGTCAGAATTTCTCAAGGACAGCGGACGGCTTTACTTCTTGAAGGAAGATGCACTCCATGTGCGCATTGATGGCATGCTTTCAGGCTCTTTTGAGAAGCTTGATGCGCCCGACGAAGATCTTATCGTGGCTGGATATGCTTCAACGTGTGTCGAGGACACATGGGGAGACAAATTCACCCCTGACATGATTCGTGAGGGCGCTGAAAAGTACCTTGAGACGCCTATCGTTTTCTATTGCCATCGACGCAGCGAGCCAGCGGGCTTGATTCTTCAGGATTACAAAAGTCCAAGCGGAAAGGTCTTCGAGACGAAGATTGACGAAGTTGGCTGGTACGTCATCAGCAAGCCGAGTAACGCACTTCGGAATGTTACAGGTCTCATTCGAGAGGGCCTCCTGAAGGCCTACAGCATCGGCGGCTATTACATCTTTGACAGACTTGGAGAGCTCGTTGGCACGACGATTCATGATTTGAGCTACGTTCCCAGACCTGCTAACAGGCTGTCATACCATGGGATACGAGATCAACGAGTGCTTGGACGAGTTCAAGACAAAGCTCAACATCGACGCACGGATAGCGGCCTTTGAAGGAAGGATCGATCCGCTCATCGAAAGACTTCAAGAGATAGCCGAGAAAACGGCAGCCTTGGAGACGTTCAAGGAGGGAATTACGGTCCTTATTGAGAGGGTCAATCAGGTTGAGAACTTCAGCAAGGCGTTCGGAGAGGACTTCGATTTCGCCAAGTTCGAGGATCGCCTCGCGGCCATTGAGGAAACACCTTACGTGAAGGGCATTGCAGGTGCGCCGCCCGCCGCTGACGCCCACGAGAAGATCTGGGGTTCCGATAACCCGCTTGCCGAAGTCGAGCGCATGAGGAGGGGTCAGTGATATCGTACGACCTAGAGTTCATGAAGTTCGAGACTTACATGCGATTCTTCTATGATGATCCCAAGTTCAGGCGGTGGGTCAGGGGACAGCACAAGAACGCCGCATTCGTCAAGACAGATGACCCCGTGTTGAGCACCACGACAGGCATCTGGCAGGTCCTCTACGGTGAGGCCGCCTTCTCGCAATTGCACCGTGAGATATCAGCCATCTCAGCACTACCGAAGGTTCCGTGGGCGAGGGATGGCGTCAGGGTGATGACGGCAGACCCGACGAACAAGATCACAGGCATAGCTGAGAACGCCGCACTTCCCGATACAGACAAGCCCGATTATTCACTCTACGACACTGACACTAAGTGGATGCTCACCATGTGGGAGATTCTGGAGAAGGCGCAATTCCACGCTGCGAGGAACGAGGGCCTTGATATCGCCGCAGAGCTACGACGTGAGCACCAGGACATACACATCGCTGGACTTGACGAGAAGTTCTTGGCCGACGCCTCCGCTGAGGCTGCAGCCGCAGGAGCTGACCGCGCAGCCGCCGACATGTACAACATTGAGTCACTGGACCGTCTGATATCGAGCGATGCCGAGGAGGATTTCTTCGGCGGCACTTATGACCATTGGTTCGACCCCTACGGCACAACCGTGGACCGTGACACTGGCACGACTTATGACTCTACCGTCCTTGAGGCCGATGGCGTGGATCGCGCCATCAGCACGGCGCTGCTCGATGAGCTCATACGCACTTGTGAGGATGCTGGGGCCAAGAAGGAGTATTCCTTCCTGTTGACGACAAGGGAGACAAGGGACAAGATCTCAGCGCTGCAGCAAGCTCAGCTCAGATACATTCCGAGTCAGAGGGTTGAGCTTACCGTCAACGGTGTGCGGACTGCGAGGGGTCAGGAGATGGGCTTCGATGTCGCAAGCTACAAGGACTACCCGATAATCACTGACAAGAACGTGCCCAAAGATACCATCGGGCGGGTCTACCTCATAGACACGAGGTTCATGCGACTGAAGATGGCCTATCCGACGATGTACATCGAGACTAGAGGCTCTGATGACTGGATTGCCCTCGACCGCCTGAAGAAAGTAGCTGGATACCTCACCGTCTGTGAGGTTGAGGTCGTCAACTTCGCTCCGCATGGCAAGCTCCGTGACCTGCTCTGAGGTGACTGAACGTGGCATTCGCATCCGCCGTTGTTGGTCATCTGAGCCCATTGGTGATTTGTACCTCGTAAGAGGCACATTTACCAATACTGGAGGTGGTACTGGCGGCGATGTCGCTACGGGCCTCTCGGTCGTCGAGGAGTTCTGGATACAGGAGGGTGGCACTGCTGTCGTGGCGAGCAAATCTGTGGTCAACGAGACGTTTCCACTTGACGGTGGCGACGTAACAATCGTAACTGTTGCCGACGTGGATGGGAGATGGTGTGCTCTTGGAAGGTTCTAATTTTTTTAAAGCCACGGTTAAACGCTCTGCCCCGCTATAGGGCGCTGACGTGGAGAAGCGGGGAATGAGGATTAGTCTATGCCCATCGAGAAGGTCAACGACCGCCTTTACAGGGTGAGGCTCGGCGACGACATAGTGGAGATCGGCGACGAGAAGGAATCCGAGTTCAAGCCGATTCTGAAGCTCACCCGATGGAACGGGGAGGCCCACGTTAAATTCAGGTTCAAGGATGACGGAATCGCCATAAAGACGACGACGCTTGAGACGGATCGGCTGAAATGGGAGACGCCCCTCTTGGACATCCATTTCAGCGAATTGCCCCCGACGAGCCTGTTCGAGGGCGGCGGAATAGACCAGACGATAGTCCTCAAACAGAGGCCGCCCGTCAGCTCGATACCCTTCCCCATTGAAATGAAGGGGCTGAAAGCCTATTATCAACCTCCGCTGACCGAGGAGTTCAAACAGGAGGACTGTGAGATTTGGACTCCGACCCACGTTAAAACTAAAGACGGGATGGAGTGTTTCCGCCCTGAGCCCATCGTGGGGTCCTATGCCTTCTATCATGAATCCAAGCGGAACAACGAATATAAGGCGGGGAAGGCGTTCCACAAGCCCCGCCCGAGGGCCATCGATGCAGACGGAGACATGATTTGGGGCACATTAGACTTTGACGAAATATCGGGGTTGTTGACTTATTCCTTTGATCCTGTGTGGCTCGATAATGCCGTTTATCCAGTCAGAATCGGGACGGAATACGTTCATACTTATTATTACACTGCTTATGATTCTGGGGAGGCATGGGAGACCACGCCTCAAAATATGGTTGACAATGTCCTAACGAACTATGCTGTGACGAATAACAGCAATGAAGTTGAGAGGCTGACAGCGCATAATGGTGCACCCTTCGGTGGAATAACCAAAGTCGAAATACGGGCGTATGGATATACAGCCGTTGATGAGAAAATATATTTGCGACCCGTTTTCTCGGCAGGCGACGGAGACAACCATGAATGGGTCTTACCCACTTCCCCCGATTGGTCGCCCTGGTATGATATAACCAATGATACAAATGCTCCCTCTCCTTGGACGGGAACCGACTTCGTGAACTTGGATGTCGATATCCAATATGTTTCGGTTGGGGGAAAGTCGAATAACTATGTCTCCAAGGTTGAGGTAAGGGTCACGGAGACAAACTCGACATTCGGTAAAACCGATGTTGGTGGAAGCGATGGAAATATATCACCTAACCAACTGGCGGGATGTAAACAAACAGCCCCCGAAGCGGGAGACATCACAAAACTCACGGCCTATCTAAAGGTAGACAGCGGTTCCTCAGGGGTCAAAGGCGTATTATACGATGATTCATCGGGAAGCCCGACAAACGTTAAAGCTCAAAGTGGGGAAACGACGGTCGATGCAACTTGGGGGTGGGATGATTTCACCCTAAGTTATTCGATGTCAAATGGCGAAATTCTCTGGTTGACCACGTTCCACGATTTAGATGGAACAATCAAATACGATGCAGGGGCCGCAAACCAGTGGGACTGGAACGCCGATGGCATATATCCCACCGTTCCCAATCCTTGGGGAAGCCACGACCAATATGGAATAGAGATGAGCATTTACGCCACCTACACGGCGGCGGGGGCGGGTCAACAACTTCTGACCCTCATAAACTTAATGGAGTATTAGAAAATGGGATCACACATCCTTAGAAAATATGGTGTGCAAACCACCATAACCTTCGAGCTGTACGAGACGGACGGCACGGACCTGAAAGTCGATGCCGCCCATGCAAGCGGCGACACCAAGATCATGAAGGATGAGGCCGCTGAAGCGAATACAACCAATGCCTTCGTGGACGAGGGGCAGGGGTATTCAATCACGCTCACGGCGACCGAGATGCAGGCGGCCCGCATCGTCGTCTATATCGTGGATCAGGCAACTAAGGCGTGGCTCGATAAGACGCTTCACATAGAAAC